TTTCCCGCGAATGATGGCAATAGGCTGAAATTGCTGAGACATTTTGGCCCCAGACTCAACAAAATTGTCAAACAGTCCTTCAATTTCGCCAGCACATTCTGAAACCTTTTCACGAAGCCTATCCTGGATGTTGGGTCCTTTGGGTGTTTCGACCACAGTCACTGGAACTGCTTCTTGTTGCGATCCTGTTAGAGCTTCCGTGATCAGTGAGTTTAGTTTTTCCTGCTCGGGTTGTGTCAAAATCAAACCCATGGTGGTCATGCGACACAGCCACCCAGTGGTCAGTCGAATCTGACTGTCCGGAACACTGCGAACACGTTTAGCATCTTTGCTTCGCTCATTGGCGTCCAGATACACTGCAATCATTTCCTTGGCTTCTTTTTTGCTGTAGAAATAATTGTACCAATTAAAGGCTCGCGCCATGGCGCTCATACGTGTTTCGTCGCTGGGCTGCACTCGCCATTGGGGTTCTTCGCCAACGTATTTTGTGTCGGGATTTCGAGGATTCAGTGCTTTAACATTGGCTTTGGCCACAGCAACCATGGTTCGCTCCTTAATGTACAAGTTTGCAATTATAACAGATCGGTATTTTCACGTCAACCTGCCCATAAATACTCGAATATAAAACCATTGGCCAAAATGGCCTTAGGAGTGTAACGTGCCACGGCTGTCACTGTATAGACCAAATAGAACCAACGATTATCAATTTTTTGATCGTACCATATCCGAAATGTACACTGTGGGCGGTGCAGATATTTACACCCACAAATATCTAGGTCCCAACATTGCCGGCAACGAGCAAGGCAACAATGATGCCACTTTGCCCAAATACGATCAAACCAATCCGCTGTTTATTGAAGATTTGCTGTTGCTCGAAAACCGCGACCGAGCCTACGACCCTGATGTTTATGTCATGCGCGGGGTTTACAACACACAAGACATTGATTTTGATCTAACACAGTTTGGTTTGTTTCTAAACAATGACACGTTGTTTATTACGTTTCATTACAATGACATGATTGATACGTTGGGCAGAAAACTCATGTCTGGCGATGTGCTTGAAGTACCTGCACTGCGCGATTACAATCCTTTGAATACCAATATACCTCGAGCTTTGCCAAAATTTTATGTGGTTCAAGACGCTGCCTATGCCAGCGAGGGATTCAGTCAAACCTGGCTACCACACCTGTGGCGTGTCAAAGCCACTCCTATGGTCAACGCACAGGAGTACAAACAAATCACTGATCAACCGTTTGAGCCAGAAAATATTTGGGACCCTGGTAATTTTTACCCAGCTGGCACAGTGGTCGACAATGGCGGCACATACTACACCGCCAAACAAAACGTTCCACCCGGTACAGATATAACTAATACTGACTACTGGCAAGAAAAAACCAATCCTACTAATATTACAGATCAAATGAGTACCCGACCCAGAGATCTGGAAATCAATGATGCAATATTAATTCAAGCCGAGGTCGAAGTACCAAAATCAGGATATGATGTAGTGAAATTTTATATTGTCCCAACCAATGCCGACGGTACTCCTGCTAATCCAGGAACATACACAGCCGACAATACATTGGTTGTGTCCAGCAGTTCAAATGCCAATCAGGATGTTACACCCACAGGCGACGGTTATACCAATGGATATCTCACCGGCGACGGTGTTCCGCCCAATGGGTTACCTGTAACTGCTGGTGTTAGGTTCCCGTCAAACGCTCAATTGGGTCAATACTACTTAAGATTGGATTATTTTCCCAATCGGTTGTTTAGATTCAACGGCAACTCATGGACCAAGATCGAAAGTGCAGTGAGAACTCAACTAACACCCGGGCCACAAAACGACACGTTGCGATCGAGTTTTGTAAACAACACTTACACTACTCCCACAACTGATCAAGGAAACATTCCCAGTAGACAAAGTCTCAGCGAAGCTCTGTTGCCTGATGCAGACAACGGTAATCAAGGTGGAAATTTTGCTCCTAATCCGTACCCAGGAACTCAACCTGGGCAGAAGTCCAGTTAAAAGAGATCGCAAAGGAATGCATCAATGAGTCAAATGTTCTTTTATGACGAACAAATACGCAGATATCTACTGCAATTTACTCGCATGATCAGTAATTTTCAAGTTGAGTATGGACGAGACCCTCAGTTGGCTGTGGATTTGCTGCGTGTTCCAGTGCGTTATGGTGATGCCACAAGACAAGCTCAAACAATACTGCAACAAAACTCTGCCAATTCGTTGCCGGCCACACCGCTGATGACTTTTTACATTGCCGGGCTTGATTATGATCGCAGTCGTATGCAAGAGCCGTATCATGTAAACAAAATGCAAGTTCGTCAAAGAACCTACGATTCTGTCACAGACAGTTACGAAACCACGCAAGGAAATGCATTTACCATTGAAAGATTGATGCCAGTCCCATACAAAATGACCATCAATTTGGATATATGGACATCCAACACCAATCAAAAAATGCAGCTATTTGAGCAGATTGCCACACTTTTTAATCCTTCGTTGGAAATACAAAGTACCGACAACTACATTGACTGGAGCAGTTTGAGCGTGGTTGATCTTGAAAGAGTTCAATGGTCCAGTAGAACTATTCCGCAAGGAACTGAAAATCCCATTGACATTATGACCATGACATTCAGTATTCCAATTTGGATCAGTTCGCCTGCCAAAGTTAGAAAATTGGGTGTTGTTGAAAGAATCGTTGCCAGCATTTACGATGCTCAAGGCGATGCTTCTAATGCCATATTAGACAACGATCTTTTGCTAGGAACCAGACTTAAAATCACGCCATGGAACTATCAAGTTCTACTGCTAGACAGTCAGTTACAGGTACTGGCTCCAAATCAAGTGATTTCACAGCCCAGCACAAGTTTTTCTCCGTTTAACTTCCCCGTTATCGAAACACCTCAAATCACTTGGCCCAGTGTTATCAATGCTTACGGCGTGCTAAGACCCGGAATAAGCTATGTCACACTGGATAATCCTGCCGACCCTGATTCTTCCATTGTGGGCACAATCACTGTGAGTCCATTGGATGATAGAATTTTATTGGTTGATTTTGATCCTGATACTACTCCACAAAACACACTTGACCCAGTGCTGGCAGTTATCGACCCACTGGTTGTGGCGCCCGCAGACGGACTAGACAGCAGCATTGAGGGGCAACGATATCTACTGACCAACGCCACTGGCAGTTTGGATTATCTTCCTAACAATCCCATTGCTTGGAAAGGCGCAGGCGGAATTCCGTTGATCGCCAATGCCAATGACATCATTGAATTTAGAAGTGGGTGGTGGCAAGTGGTATTTGACAGTGAAAATTCGCCTGACCCTGAATATGTTACCAACATTACCACCGGATTGCAATTCCGATGGACTGGATCTGCTTGGGTCAAAAGCATTGATGGCTTGTATCCAGGAGGCACATGGTCACTGGTGTTGTAAACGCAGTTGGTGTGTGGTTTTATTCAATCAGTACCGACTGTTATCTATATCTACTGCGCAACGATCCCAAGTATCCAGACACCTGGGGCCTGCCTGGCGGCAAAGTTGACGAGGGGGAAAATTTTCTCGATGCCTTGCAAAGAGAATGCATAGAAGAACTGGGCTACATGCCCGAGTACATCAAACTGGTTCCATTGGAAAAATTTACCAGTACCGACTCGGGTTTTGTTTACGGTACCTTTTGGTGCTGCACGGCCAATGAATTTATACCAATTCTAAACCACGAGCATGTGGGTTATGCATGGATCAAGTCCGGTCAGTGGCCTCGTCCCATGCATCCTGGACTTTGGAACACAGTAAACATTGACTGTGTCCAAGACAAACTTCGTCTCTTGCAATCTATCAAAGATTAAACACAATACTGGTTCTGGGCTCAGTGCTTTTGTTTGGCGGAACCTCGTGATACAGCCAGGCCGGCCACATCAACAACAAACCTGGATAGGGTGTGTATTCAGTTTTTTGCAAAGAATACCAATTGTTAGCATCTTTGATACTAAACATGTAATCAAAGAAATCCTTAAAAGGCTGATTGGGATAAAAAACAATATTACTACTGCCGGGTGGTATGTCAATGTAGTAAATCCCGCTTACCGAGCACTGAGTATGCAGGTGTTTAGGATGATTGCTGCCCTCAAGAAAACTATTGGCAAAAAAGTACGGACGCCAATTGACAGCATCGGCATTGTAGCCTTGCAATGATAAAAAATCTTTGGCCTGCTGTGTCACCCAGTTGGTAAAAGGATGAAACTCTGGATCGTTGACTAAATTTTTTAGGCCGTAAGTGGTACGACCATTGTGATAAAAACTTTGATTGGTAGTGCTGCTACTGTTGTTAAAAATATTTCCAATCAATCTTCTGGTCATATTCAGCCATTCAGGGTGGTGTGATCTTCCAATCACACTGGGAAACCAATGGTCTAGATTCATGGTCATGGAGAGAAAAACAGCTGAATGCTCAACCTAGGAAACTCAGCCAGATTGGTCACCATGGATGTGCTGTGCCACACTGGCGGTTTAAACCAAATCATTTTATTGTAATGCGGGAAAACCCAACCCAGTCCCAAATCCACATCGTCGTACAGGAACAATCCGCCCCAATTCCAATTCCAAGTTGGATTGATGTAAATTGTGCTGCTGAGCCTTGGCTCCTCTGCTGGCGAGTCATGATGCCAATTGATCTGGCTACCAGGTAACCAAATATGCAAGAAGCAAGTGAGGTTTTTGAAGTTTTGAAATGCTGGATCAACTGTTTGATATTTTTGAATGAAATAGTCTTTGTAATCTTCCAGAGGCATGATTAGCACTGGTGCGTAAGACCCAGACTCTAGCCCTGCTCCCCATCGACCCATGTTATTGACTTCAAAGCTGGCAGACCCACGGGCGCTTTCAAATCGTTGAGTAATGTCCTTTAAAACAGATTCATCTAAAAAGTTTGGCACATGATGTAGCATTTGATTTTAAAATTGTGTTGTTATAAAAAACAACTGGAACAATCTTCCTGTTTCGTTGTTGTGCCCAAAATAATCCAGGCTGGTATGGAACATATCACTGCGATACAACACCAGTCTGTTGTAACGATTGCCAATTCGATCAACCATTTCCCATTTGGTCATGTCTTGACTTTCGTAGTTTTCAAGCTCGCCGGATGTTCTAGCGCCAGTTTGTTTGTGCATAAACAATCCTGTGCCGCCACTGAGTGGCGCATTGGGAGTGAGATAACAAACTCCTGCCCAGGTGTTATGATGATCTGTGTGTATCCAACTGCGGTTGGCTGCTGTGGCCATTTCAAAGCTGCCCGACAATCCATCTTGTTCATGCCAGTCTGTTATTCCGCCCCCGGCATTCCAAAGAAAAGTTTGAATGGTTTCTTTGACTGAATCATTGAGAAACGATGCAGTTCTCATTCCTGGAAAATTTCCTTGAACTTTAAAATCTTGAGCCAAAGCAAAGTTTCTAACACTGTCAGGGTTACTGTAAAAATCATCAATGATGATAACATTGGTTCTCATGATACTGTGTTTATGCCAAACGATTTCAGATTACTAATTTTTGACCATTCTTGTTCTACCACATCTTCCACTCGTTGATACACGGTCTTTTGCCAATAGTAGCGAGATCTATGATAGTTGTCCTCAATATAAGGTAACATTCGATCGTAGTCCGCCGGCGTAAGATTGTACACAATGTTCTTGAATTGCTCGATGTTCCAAAATCTCAGCATGCCTCGAGTGTCAAAATACTTATCAATATTGGTACAGCCATAGTAAATGGGCACAGTACGACTTCTAAAACAATCCAACAGTTTTTCTGTAAACATGTTGTTCATGCATTGATTCTCGCAAACAATGTTAAATTTGGCATTGACAAAGTATTGTTCTTTGGATTCAATTCTTGGTGGGCTTCGATGCATTAAAAATTCAAAATTTCCCAAACGAGATTTGTTAATCACTTCCTTTAGAATTACAAAACGCATGATGTGTTCAGGAGTAAAAATTTTACTGCTCATTACATAAGTGATTTGATCTCGTTTCTGCAATTGCAGATCTCCGATCCAAGCATCCACTGGCAGAAACTCTTGAGCTTTGGGTAATTTAAGCAATCTTTCATCATAGGTCAATATCAAGTCAAACTTGTCTTGATTCTCAACAACTATGTCGTGAAAATTTCCATAAATTTTTGGAGGCTCGCATTGTACTACCACACGAAAATCACAGTCAAAATCAGTATCAATCGAATCAAAACTGACCGCAGCGGACACAGGTAATTGTTTAGTAAACCCTAACTTACTATACGGTCCATAGGCCGGCATATAGCCAAATTTTTTAATTTCAAACATCAAACTTTTTTCTCAAAATAAGATTTTGAGTATTCATTGATATGCCGGTACCACACGCCTCACGTTATTGATGGTATTGCTAAACACCACAGCCATGTTGCTAAAATTGCTGTCTCTGCAGACCATTCCTCCGCAACGTGCCAATGTCATGCACTCCATGAAACTTTCTTGCCAGAATCTTTTCAGGAAAAACATATCATACTCCCAGGCATATTCTTCGTTGGTTGTAATTACTTCAGTGGGCAATCGAAATAGATTGGGATAGTATCTGATTATGCTTCCGTATCGCTGTTCCATCTTGACCAAACTTTCAACATTGTCTGTGGCCACGTATAAACCGTCGTAGTTACCAGTGGCTAGTTCTGCATCAATGGCTCTACAGTAATCATCATAGTTTACTGGTAAAATATTTTTATGCAAGGTCATTGTGGTCAATCTAACATGTACCCCCAGTGTTCTTGAATTAATGTTTACCAGTTTCGCAAGATTATCAACACGAGTTTTGATTTCGTTATTGATGTGAATTTTATTGAGCACTCGTTTGTAATCAGCTAATCTGGCACTGTGTTCAATGGGATTGTTTCGATCATACCAAGTTCCTATTGGTAAAAACCCGCCGTGGGAATAAGTTTGATCTACTTTTTGATTCAATACATACTCAGCAATGTGCTGATAAGGTCGATCGATACCGTAACCGTACATATTTTGAACATGACGCTTGATGTGATTCACAGCGATGTTAGAAAACTCATTGGCTTCGGGATTTTCTACAAAATGACTGACTTCAAGATAAACATTGTCAAATTCTATGTCTGCCAGAGGTACTATTCCGCATTGAAAAAACCGGCTAAAGATACCACCACCAGGCATGTAAAAAATAAAATTTTTCATTGTATTTGATCCATCCAATATTTGATCATTTCTTCAAGCATGGATTCAAACGTATAAGTGGGCTTCCAGCCAAGAATATTTCTAACGTCTGAACTATCGCCTTTGAGATATTTGAGTTCTTCGGGTCTAAGAAATTTTGCATCTTGTTCAACATAGTCTCGGTAGTTCATGCCCAGTGCCATGAATACGTATTGACAAAGATCTCTAACAGAATGCGTTTCTCCAGTGGCCACTATCCAGTCTCTAGGAGTTTGATGATTCAAAATCATATGCATGGCTCGTACATAATCTTTAGAATGACCCCAATCTCTGCAACTGTCGAGATTTCCCAACACCAATCTATTGGTCAACCCGCGTTTGATTTCCACTGCGGTTTTGACCACTTTGTTGGTGACAAAATTTGTACCTCGACGAGGACTTTCGTGATTGAACAAAATGCCATTACAAGCATGAAGTTTGTATGCATCTCGATAGTGACGAGTCAAATTGAATCCCATGACCTTGCTAACACCGTATGGGCTCACTGGCACCATGGGTGTGGTCATTCTTTGAACTCCATCTGAGTCAATGGAATTTCCGAACATCTCACTGGAACTGGCCTGATAAAATTTTGCCTCAGGGCATGTTTGTCTGTATATGTCTAACATGTTCAACACGCCCAAGCCATTGGTTTTGATAGTAAAACTGGGCATATCAAAGCTGATTCGAACGTGACTCATTGCCCCTAAATTGTAAATT